ACTTTCAGTAGTCCAATAGTCTTTAGTTTTCATTAATTCTAAATGCTCAACATTCCTATCAACACAGGCTTGTTTATCTTCTGCCGTATCGTTTGCCATTGCTGTACCACCAATGACTGCATTTATTAATTCCACACTATGACCCATTGCTGTGTAGTCTTGTGCTATTTCTTCTGTTGTTTTAGCCATTTTATGCTCCTTTTAGTGTTTTGACTTCGGTTTGTAATGCTGTTATTTGTGCAGATAACTCTTTTACTGCATTTACTAAATACCAAGTAATATTATCTGGATTAACACTTAATGCTCCAGTAGTTTGTTTAGTTACAACGTCTGGTAATATAGGTTGTATTTCTTGAGCAATAACACCAACTTGTATACCATCTTTTTTTACAACAACAGCTTTAGGATTATCAAAATCAACTATTTCATCTTGTGTTCTATACTCAAAGTTTTTAACTTGAATTTTATTTATAGTATCAAGACCTATATTGTTATCAGCAATATTTTTCTTAATACGTTTATCAGAAGTTGTTGACCAAGAAGCACTATTATTACCTTGATAAACTCCAGATGTGGGTGTGATAAATCCAGTATTTGTTCCTTTATCAACTGCTGAGTGTCCAATAGCAACTGCAAATTGTACATCTACGGCACTAACATCTGTATCATTTCCAAGATTTGTATTATAACTGCCTGTTGTTAGAGTATCTCCTGCACTCTGACCTATTATAACATTGTATGCTCCAGTGGTTATACTATTTGCTGAATTGTAACCATATACACAATTCCCATTACCAGTGGTACAAAGAGCTAGAGCAGAAACACCTACAGCAGTATTTAAAGTACCTGTAGTATTAGTAAACATTGACCTTGTACCTATTCCAATATTATAATTTCCAGTAGTATTGTTGTGTAATGCAGGATTATTTGCAGAAACATCATAAGTTCCTATAGCAATACAACCAGTAGCAGTGGTATTATCTTGTAGTGCTTGAGTACCAATAGCAATGTTACCTTGTCCAGTAGTATTGGTGGCTAGTGCGTTATCTCCAATTCCCACATTATAATTACTAGTAGTATTTGAAAATAAAGCATCTTTACCTACAGCAACATTAGCTGTTCCTGTAGTATTTATACCTAATGCATTATTACCTATACCGACATTTGAAGTACCACTTGTATTAGCATCTAGTGTATTTTGACCTATTGCTAAATTATTATCTCCTGTATTTGCATAAAGTGATTGATAACCTATTGCGACATTCTGTCCACCACTAACAAGTGAGTATAAAGATTGATAGCCTACTGACACATTATGGTATGCTGTAGTTCCACTGTAGCTTGCCTGATAACCCACTGCCGTATTGTTAGATGCTGTGGTGTTCAGATACAAAGCACGATAACCATTAGCAGTGTTATTAGAACCAGTAGTGTTTGCTCCTAAAGCATCTTGACCTGATGCCACATTTAAAGTTCCAGTAGTGTTTAAACCTAAAGAAGATTTCCCTATTGCAGTATTTTTAGCACCTGTGGTATTTGCATTTAATGCGTTTAATCCAACTGCCGTATTATTAGAACCTGTAGTATTTGCTTGTAGAGCCTGTCTGCCTAATGCCGTATGATTACTACCTGTAGTATTTGCATCTAAAGCACTAACACCCATAGCTATATTGTCATTTCCTTCAGTATTTGCTGACATACAACCCATACCTATTGCTATATTTTGAGCACCAGTAGTATTTGCAGTCAATGCACCTTTTCCAACTGCTGTATTGTTTGATGCTGTAGTATTTGCATCTCCTGCAAAAGAACCTATAAAAGTATTGTCTGCTCCTGTCGTTATTGCTTCACCAGACGCATATCCAACCAAAGTATTGTTTGCACCAGTAGACATAACAAGTCCTGAAGTTCTTCCAACTGCTGTATTGTAACTACCACTTAATGAACCACTACCTAAAGCACTTTTACCAACTGCTGTTGTATAGCTTGGATTTGTAGCAGTTTCTCCTGCCGAAGCACCAATAAACGTATTTTCAAGTCCAGTAGTAATTGCACTTCCAGAAGCATAACCCACTGCTGTATTTTGTGCATTTGCCCCTGCATTTTGAGTTGTTAATGACTGATAACCAATAGCAGTGCTTCTGTCATGTGTATCTTCTGTTTTAAGTGCTTCAAATCCAACTGCTACATTTTTCCCACCTGTAGTCATTGCTTCTAAAGCCGCCTGTCCTAATGCCGTATTAAAAGAGCCTGTGGTATTTGCTAATAATGCAGATTCTCCTACTCCAACATTTTTTTGACCACTAGTATTAGCAGTCATACTACTTGAACCAATAGCTGTATTTGAGTTTCCAGACAATGAACCATCATCTAACGCACTATTACCTAATGCTACGTTATTTGAAGCAGTAGGATAATTACCATCTAGCTTGATTGTACCACCATCTACATCAAGATTACCATTTATATCTATAGTAGTAGCAGTTAGATCAATCTCATCAGTCGCACCTAAACTCAATACAGTGGCACTTGATCCTTGTATAAATTGACTAGCATCATTAAACATTAGTTTGTTTGTGCTATTTAATGTAAGTCCACTACCATCTGTATGTGTTAAAGTAGTATCGCCATCTGCACCAAAGGTAATGACCGCACTATCACTTGTAAGCGTTAGATCATCTTCAACCTTTAGATCAACAACATTTAAAGAAGCAAAGGCATCTACAACTGCTGCGCCACTTCCAGCACCATCCAAGTAGACTGCTTTTGTGTCTCCTGGAGGTATTGTAACATTTGCACCAGAGCCTTGACTTATTATTATGTTTTGTGATCCACTTGTGCCATTTTCTATAAATTGTAAACGCTTCATATCATTAGGTGCTATTGTAATTGTACAAGCACTATCTAATGTACCAGTGTATTTAAGATAGATAGCTCTACCACCATCACTAGCACCATCTGCTACTGTAGTGGTATGAGTATCAGCATTTGTTGTTATAGCTTCTGTGCCAAACCCTAGTGCTTCACCAATCAATTCAAGGTTGGTATTTGTTATTGTTCCCCATGTACCACTGGCATCACCAGTAGCCATTTCATTAAGTCTAAGATTATTTACATAAGATGAAGCCATATCAATCTATCCTTATTATTCCTGAGGTTCCTGCGGCTGGTAATACTATCTGAAATGTACCCCCAGCTACTGTAAAATCGCCACCAAATGCTAATACTGCTATTGCTTTATCAGCATTCGTATCATTGTATATCAAAGCACCATTAGCAGTAAAACTAGCAGAAGTCCATGTTGGGTCAGCAAAATCAAAACAAACTGTTGTGCCATGAGTTGTTATTGCTTTACTTCCTAATGTTTCACCACCAGCAGTATATCCAGTTCCACTTATTTCATTTGATGTTGAGTAAGCAGTCGTGCCTTCGCCTAAACTCGCTGAACTTGTATATAATGCTATTTTGAGTGTGTCTGCAATTAAATCATGTTGTTCATCTAATATTTCAGCCTTAAAAGATGTACACATTGCTTGTGATATTGACATTTATTTTCTCCTTATATTCCTGCGTTATACTCTGCTGTGTAATTTCTTGCCATCTCTTGTTGAAACAATGCTATAGCTTCATCAAATTGTGCTTTGTACAATGATAGCGTTTCTGAAGCCTTTAGGAAAGCACTAGTTTCATAAAGTGCTGCAGCCAGTAAGACATTCTCTGCATTATCGCCTATCCAAGTTGTAGTATTGCTGGAGGATAATCCACTAACTGGGGCAACAAAATCAACTTGGTAGGCTAAAGTTGCACTGGGGGTAGGTGCGACTGTAAATATAATACCACTAGTTGTGGCATTTTTTGTACTGTACATTTCTGGGGTAGACGTTGTGCTTGTATTAGGATGAAAGTCTCTTAAATAACTATCTATTCTATGATTTAAAAAAGATATATTACTACTACTATCAGTTATAGAAACCTGTCTTATCATCCTAGCGTTAGCGACTGTATAATCAAATGTGCCTACTACAAAGTTTGCAGTTGCCACTTGTCTAAAGCAAGGCAGACTAGGCAACCTTTGAAATATCATTTCTTCTGCTTGTGCTATAATATCATTGATAGAATTAGATAACTCTGTACTATCATCTTCCATAAAGTTTTGTATCTGTGAAACTAAGCTAGAATAATTCATTTATTGACCCCATGTACTTTCACCCCAGTCACCACCACTCCAACCTAATTCAGCTATAGTAATACTTACTGATCCAATTGCTCCTGTTCCAGCCACTCCACTTTCTATAGCTAAACTTCCTGTTGCAACTGTGCCTATTGCACCAGTTCCAGCTAATCCAGTTTCAGATATTGATAATTTTATAGATGCTCCATCAGTAACACCAAATCCACCTATTGCCCCAGTTCCACTAACCCCAGTTTCATTGACTTTATTTGTGATGACTGAAGTACCTATAGCACCAGTTCCAGCAAGACCAGTTTCTGTTATAGTTGATTTAAAGTTAAGAGTTCCTAGTGCTCCAGTAGCATTGACACCTGTTACATCTTGGGAGTGATCAACCCTAATTGTAAATGTGCCTATAGTAGCTAAACCTTTAACACCAATACCTTTTTGTGCGTTTTGAATTTTACTTGCAAAAATATCTGTATTAAATCCTACAAAAAAACTAACATTTTCTGGATCATTGTCTGGTCTTGGTTGAAATAATGCAGTCGCATCTATTACATTTTTGGCTGGTGTTAGTTGTGGATGCTTGGGATCAAACTCACTGGGTTCAACTCTAAGGTTATCATAGGTCGTTTTTAATTCTGTATAGTCAACCTTAAAGCCACTTATGTCGCTTATTGCCTTTGATTTTTTCCCAGTTGCGTATCTTGCCATTAGATTATATTCAAT